CTGATGCTTCAGAACAAGCTATATTTTTCGCAAGAGTTGTTGGTGGTGTTATTGGTAAAGTGGTTGTGGCAGTAGCTAAAACAGCAAGTGGTATCAAAGAAACAGTGAGTGGAATAGTACAAACTGTTGTTTCTAATATTCAACAAGCAATACAAAATCTCATAAATCTTATTCCAGAGCCAATAAAAAAGTTATTAGGTGGGCTTGAAATACCATCATTAGATTTAGACATAAAAATTCCAAAATTAAAAAATCCATTTGAAGGTTTTAAAGATAAATTAGACGAATTAAAAGAAGGTGTTATTGAGTTTAGTGGTGTAGAAAAACAAATAACAGAAGAAAATAATAAACAAGTTGATGCAAAAAATAAAATAGTAGCCACCAATGGAAAAATAAAAACTGGTGTTGATCAAATTACTGAAGCTGAAAAAAAAGCACAAGAGGAGGCTACAAAATTAGAAGAAACTTTTAAAAAAATAGGAGAATCTGTAAGAAGCGATTTAGTAAGTGGTTTGAGAGAGGCAATTAATGGAAGTAAAACTTTTGGACAAGCTATTGGTGGTGTTTTAAATAATGTTAAAAATAAACTTTTAGACATTGCATTAGATAAAGCAATAAGCGGTATAGGTGGTCTATTAAGTGGTGGCAAAGGTTTTAAAGGTTTCCTAGGTGGACTGTTTGGCAAAAGAGCAAATGGTGGCCCTGTGGCTGCAAATAAAAGTTTTGTTGTAGGTGAAAAAGGCCCAGAAATCTTGACCATGGGATCTAGTCGTGGGTTCATTACACCAAATAACCAACTTGGAGGAGGTACAACTAATATTGTTAATGTTTCCGTTGACGCGTCTGGTTCTTCTGTCTCAGGTAGCCAAACAGAAGGACAAGCACTTGGACAATTAATTGCTTCTGTGGTACAAACAACAATAGTACAAGAACAAAGAGCAGGGGGGTTATTAAATAGATAATGGCAACTTTTCCATCAATACAGCCCACTTATGGGATGAGAAAAACAAGCAAACCAAAAGTGAAAGTTTCAAGACTTGGTGATGGCTATGAATTTAGAGCTTTATACGGCTTGCCATTTTCTCAAGATCCAAAAGTGTATGATCTAACTTTTAATGTGTCTGAGACTGAAGCAGATGTCATAGAAGCCTTCTTAAGAAGCAGGGTAAATGACCAAGCAAGCTTTACTTTTACTCCACCAGCCGAAGGTTTTACAAAAACAGGTACTTATTCACAAAGTGGGACAACTGTAACTATAAGTATTAGTTCGCATGGTGTTGCGATAGGGGATGTTTTGACAATTGATTACACGTCTGGCTCTGCAACTGATGGATCTTTTGCAGTTGCTTCAGTAACCAGTGATGATGTTTTTACTGTTACGGCTGCGGCAAGTGCAACTAACTCAGGAAATGTCTCAATTATTTTATCTGGTGAAGGCAAGTTTGTTTGTGATTCTTGGTCTAAACAAATTCCATATAATAACAGAGCCGTTATTACAACAACATTCAGAGAGGTATTTGAACCATAATGGCTAATCCTGTACCTGAGTTACAACAACTTACAAATAAATCAATCATTGAATTATTTTCTGTTGAATTAAAAGCTGATGTTCATTATACAAAGGTTGCAAAGACAGCTACATATTCTCAAAGTGGCACTACCATAACGATCACTTTAAACAGTCATGGTTTTTCAACTGGTTTAATTTTAAGTCTTGATTTTACATCTGGTAACGCTACTGATGGAATTTATACTATTCAAACAGTTCCAGATGCAAATACATTTACAGTCACAGCAACAGCTTCACAGTCCACAAGTGGTGATGTTTCTTTTAATGTAAATTCAACAATTACAGAACCCACTGTTTACCTTTTTCATGCTGGAAATAACATGAAAGATAGTTTGGATATAGTATGGCAATCAAATACATATACTAGGATGCCTTGTGAGGCAAAAGGGTTTAAATATTCTGGGGAAGGCAAACTTCCAAGACCTACGTTAGCTTTTTCTAATCTGCTTGGATCAATTACATCTATTCTTTTATTAGTAAATCAAACAACACCTTTTTCTGATCTGTCAGGTGCAAAAGTTATTCGCAGACGTACATTAGCTAGATTTTTAGATGAAGAAAACTTTCCATCAAATATAAATCCATATAAAGTCGGTTCTGTAGATCCCACAGCAGAAATGCCAAAAGAAATTTATTTTATTGAAAGAAAAGTGACAGAAAATAGAGATATAGTACAATTTGAATTAATAAGTTCTTTTGATCTGGCCGGTATTGGCGCACCTAAAAAACTTGTTACCAGACAAGATTTTATTGGTGTCGGTACTTTTGTAAATGGTTAGTTATGAGTTGGAAAACTAAAGCTGTTGAATATGCAAAGGAACAAGCACCAAAAGAAGCTTGTGGTTTATTAGCAATAATTAATGGTGAAAAAACTTTTTGGCCTTGTAAAAATTTAGCAGAAACAACCCATGAATTTTTTATGTTAGATCCAGAAGATTGGGCTGAATGTGAAGATACAGGAGAAATATTAGGAGTTATTCATAGTCACCCTCAAGGGCCAGCGATTGCTTCAGAAGCAGATAAAGCATCCTGTGAGCATATTGGATTTCCTTATTATATTTACAGTTTAAAAACTGATGATTGGATAACATTAGAACCAAAAGATTGGAAAAACCCATCTTTAATTGGACGTAAGTTTATATGGGGAAAATATGATTGTTGGTCTGTAGTAACAGATTGGTTTAAAGAAACAAAAAATATTAATATAAAATATTGGCCTAGACCAAAAACATTAAAAGAATTTGCTGATAATCCATATTTTGAAAAAGTATTGACAGAATCTAATTTTAAAAAACAAGTTGTAGAGAATTTTATGGTTTGAAATACCAAAAAGCTCTAAGAGGTGTTTATAGATATGCAGCTTAAGACAATAAAAGTATATGGAAAATTAAGAAAATTTTTAGGTCAGTCAACTTTTGAAGCTGCTGTTAGTTCACCAGAACAGGCTTTTAATTTTTTAAAAGCAAATTTTGCTGGTTTTGAAAGTCATATGAGAAGTAATTTTTATAAAGTAAAAATGAATGGAAATGTAATAACTCAGGATTTATTATCATTAAAAGGTCAAGGTGAAATACAAATAATACCAGTTGCAGTTGGAAGTGATGTTGTATTTGATTTTATTGGTGATGCTTTTGATTTTGTAGTTTCAAATGCCTTACCTTTTGTCTTGGCTTTCACAACTGGTGGTTTAGGTAATTTGTTATTAACAGTCGGTCTAACTCTTGCTACTGAATTATTAAGTAATAATCAACCAGCACAAAATCAAAGTTCTGTTGGTGATACAGATCCGCGTATTAGAGGATCCTACAATTTTTCTGGCATACAAAATGTCAGTACAAGTGGTGTGCCTGTGCCAATTTTATATGGTCATGTATTTAGCGGATCTATTTTAATCAGTGCAGGTGTTGATTCAGCACAATTAGTGAATATATTAGTCAATGAGGGAACTTACTCAAAATCTGCTGGTTCAACTACATTAACTGTTACCATAAATAATCATAAATTTGTAAATGGTGAAACTGTAAGATTAGATTTTCTTGATGGAGGTCTTAATGGATCAAGAATGGACCCTGCACTTTATTTAGTACAAAATGTCACTACAAATACATTTACATCACCCACTGGCTCTGCTCAAAGTTCACTTTCTGGCTCTGGTAATGTAAAAGTTGTAGAGTCTTTAGGAATTGTTTGATATCTTATCAGTAAAATTAATAGTAATGATTATAATTTGTATAAATATTTAAACCATGCCTAGATTAATTGATGATGAATTATTTGGCAAAAAACCTGATAGCAGAGTTGTTGACCCTGATTTAATAGAAGGTGGTTTAAGGAGTAAACAATTTGCTACTGTTGTTGATCTTTTAGGTTATGGAGAAATACAAGGATTTGTAGATCCAAATTCAGAAAATACTGATTATAGAGAAAATATCTTTTTAGATAACACACCTTTGCAAAATGCAAATGGTGATCAAAATTTTCAAGATGTAGAAGTTTTTTTTAGAAATGGTTCAGATGATCAAACATCATTGGGAACTATTGATACTTTTGGTCCTGATCGAATAGAAAATACAATACCTGTTGGTGTTCCAATAACAAAAAGTGCATCTGTTTCAAGATCAATAACAGGTGTTCAAGATGCTGATGGTAATGAATTAATAAAAATTATAAGAGTTTCTATTCAGATTCCAGCTTTACAAAATTTCACCGATGATGGCGATATACTTGGTACAGAAGTAAAAATATCAATACGAATAACAGAAAATGATGGAACTGTACATAATCCTGTTGTAGAAAATTCTATAAATGGTAAAGCTACAAGTCCTTTTGTAAAAGATTATGAGATTGATTTAGAAAGTTCGAATCTGCAATTTCCTTTAACTGTCACAGTTATAAGAAATACAGATGATAGCACTGTATCTACTTTGGCAAATGCAACTAATTTTTTATCATTCACAACAATAATTACGGAATCACAGTCATATCAAGGCT